ATTATAACAAGTATACTTACACTGGTTGGAAGTTATTAGAGGAGTTTGATAAGGATGCTCACATATTAGATATTGGTTGTGGTTATAATTTATTTAAACCATACTGTAAAAACTTATATGGGATAGATCCATATAATAAAGAAGCTGATGAAATAATATTATTTGAAGATTATATACCACACAAAAATTTTGATATATTTTTAGCATTAGGAAGTTTAAATTTTTATGATGAAACTTATATAGAATTACAAATAAAACATTTAAGTGAAATAACTAAAAGTGGTGATATTATTTTTTGGCGACAATCAATGGGAGATAATCCCAACTTTAAGAAGGCTTTTGAACAAAGAAATATTAGATACAATAAAATTAATAGACTACCAGAAGAGGAAAAATCTTTAAGTTTTTTTCCTTGGGATTGGAACTATAATAATTACTTTAGTTTTAAATATGGGTTTGAATTTGTAGATTTTAAAGATGAGAGTGGTATTAATTATCCCTCTAAATTAAAAGGTTTGAGATACTATGCAAAGTGGATTAAAATATGAACTCTAAACAGTTTCATTTAGGAAAAGATGGACACACAATAGATACTAGAATCAGAAGTTTATATTACAAATATAGACACACTGGATTTGAACTTTTAAGAAAGATTCCTAGAGATGCAAAAATATTAGATATAGGTTGTGGTACAAATATGTGGAAACCATACTTTGATGATTTATATGGGATTGATCCATACAACGAAGCTGCAGACGAGATGATAAAATTTGAAGATTACACACCACATAAAAAGTTTGATACTTTTCTGGTATTAGGTAGTATAAACTTTTATAATAAAGAATATGTAGAAATGCAAATAAAACATTTAAGTAAAATAACTAAGAGTGGTGATGTTATTTTTTGGAGACAAAATACTGGCACTAGACTTAGAAGAAATGATATTAAAAATATGGGGGTTAATAATTGGACACCAGGCGGTAATGCCCTAAAATCTACAAGTAATGTAGAATATTTTCCTTGGAGTATAGAACATAATAAATACTTTACAGATCGTTATGGGTTTGATTTGGTAGAGTTCAAGGTTGACAGTGTTCCAGTTTTAGATAATGATGGAAAGAAGAACCCTAAAAGATACTATGTAAAGTGGAGTAAAAAATGAGTAAGAAATTAGAAATAACAAGTAAAAATATGGTTGCTATTAAACCAGCAACAGATAATCAAAAATTGGTTTTTGAAAGTTGGAAAACTGGTGCAAGTCAGTTTTTATATGGAGCAGCAGGAACTGGAAAGACATTTATTTCTTTGTATAATGGATTAAGAGAAGCATTAGATAACACATCAAAGATTGATAAGGTTATTATAGTAAGATCACTTATACCAACAAGGGAGATAGGTTTTTTGCCAGGCGATGAAGATGATAAGTCTGCATTGTATCAAGTTCCATATTCTAACATGGTTCAGTTTATGTTTGAAATGCCTAACGAACAATCCTTTACGAATTTGTATGAAAGATTGAAAGCACAAGGAACATTGTTTTTCTTATCAACATCTTTTCTACGAGGATTAACATTTGATAATGCTCTTATTATAGTCGATGAATGTCAGAATTTAAATTTTCATGAGTTAGATACGATTACAACTAGACTTGGACAAGACTCCAAGATTGCATTTTGTGGAGACTTTACACAAAGTGATTTAGTAAGAACAAATGAGAAAAACGGACTTTGGGATTTTCTAAGAATCGCAGAGGAAATGAAAGAATTTAGTTGCACAGAATTTACAATCGGTGATATTGTACGAAGTGGGTTTGTAAGAAACTACTTGATACAAAAAACCAAACTAGGGATAGGAATGGAGTAAACCAATGCCGCCACGCAATCATCAGAATTGGACTAAAACGCCTAAAGTAGAATATATTTCTAGCGAATGCTATAACAATCATGAGATATTTGAAAAGGAACAAGAACACATTTTCTCTAAAGTGTGGGTGCCGATGTGTCATATCAGTGAGATGTATAATGAAGGTAACTATAGAACATCACAGATTGCTGGTCAAAATGTGATGGCAGTGAATACCAAAGACGGTGTTAAAGCATATCGTAATTATGGTTTCAATTTCCCCTCTGGCACAGTAGCTGCACCAATCGTAACAGTTGAACCACAACTACACTGTGAAGTTAAACACGGTGGTATGGTGTGGGTAACACTTGACCCTAATCCTACACAAAGTGTGGATGAGTGGACTGCTGGTGCATTTGATTGTATTGCAGATGCTATTGATACAGAAGAGATGGAAGTCTTTCATTACCACAAGGCAGTGATTGATACCAACTATAAATTATGGCATGATACTAACAGTGAGTTTTATCATGACTTCATGCATTATTTTAATCGTGTATCTGGATTCAATGATGAGTACTTTGCTCGTAAAAACATTCCGTTTGATAATGGTCATGTGAATGTCAGTAGTTTTACAGTTAACTATGAAGAGTATGCTGGGTTTGAGGATAGGGGTGAATTGTCCTTTCCTAATCTACCACCAAACCAATGGTATATGGTTGACCTATTTCCAGGCTACAACTTTAATCTAAGGGGAAGTGCATATCGTTCAGATACAGTAACACCTCTAGGCCCTAATAAGGTATTGATTGAATTTCGTGGTTATGGATTAAAGAAAGATACTAAAGAAGAAAGAATGACTCGTATTAATCACCACAATTCTATTTGGGGGCCATTTGGACGTAACCTTCATGAAGATTTGATTGGAGTTGCTGGACAAGGAACTACAATGCGAGAGGGTACAGAAACAAGAAATATATTACATGGTAGACATGAAAACCGTACTATTCACGATGAAGTGGGTATGAGACATTACTATGCAGAGTGGGGTAAACATTTAGATGTTGACCCAAAACAACCACTTGCAGCTTAAGGAGTTAAAATGGATATAATCAAGTTGAGAAAACAGTTAGAAATAGATGAGGGTATAAAACACGAAGTATATCTTGACCATTTAGGATTGGCCACTTTTGGTATTGGGCATTTAGTCCTAAGCAGTGATCCAGAATATGGTGCTTCTGTTGGATGGCCAGTTTCAGAAGAAAGAGTTATTGAATGTTTTGAATCAGATTTAGAAACTGTTATCGGTGATTGCGAATCTTTGTATGAAGATTTTGATGATCTACCAGAGGAAGCAAAACAAATCATTGCCAATATGATGTTCAATATGGGCTACCCAAGATTGTCTAAATTTAAAGGTATGAAGGCAGGAGTAGATGCGAGAGATTGGGAACGGGCCGCAGACGAAATGGTTGACAGCAGATGGTATAGACAAGTGACTAAAAGGGCAGATAGATTAGTTGATAGAATGAGGCAAATTGATACTTGACAATTGTGTTGATTTGTGATATACTGTAAGTTATATAATTAAAGAAGGATACATTATGTTTAAGCATGAAACGGTAGTATTACCAGAAGTTACTACAAAAAATATCAGTGGTAAGAGATTTTATCTTACGCCAGAGGGCAATAAGTATCCCTCTATTACTACTGTTCTCAATGGACGGAAAGCAGAAGGATTATTTCAGTGGCGTAAAAGGGTTGGTAACGATGTTGCTAATCATGTTATGCGAACTGCTGCTAGTCGTGGTACAAAAGTCCATCAAATGTGTGAGGATTATTTAAACAATAACTTTGATGAAGATAAACATAAAAAAGATTTTCTTCCATATTGTTTATTTAAAGAGTTATCTGCACAACTGTTATGCAAAATTGATATGATTAGGTCGCAAGAGTGTGGCCTTTATTCCGATAAATATAAAGTGGCAGGGCGAGTAGATTGTATTGCAGAATACGATGGAGTCCTATCTATTATTGATTTCAAGACATCACGAAGAGAACGTAATGATGATTGGAATGAAAACTACTATATTCAAGGTTCTGCATATGCAGAGATGTTTGAAGAACGAACAAGTCAACCTATAAATCAAGTGGTTATACTTGTTGTAACAGAAGATGGAACTGTTCAAGAGTTTATAAAGGATAAGACAGAGTATTTGCCTTTATTAGAAGAAGCAGTTAGCATCTTTAACTTAAAGGAACAAGAAAGTGAAAAACTTACTGCTTAGTTTTCTTATCGGTATTGCTTTAACTACTACAGTATATGCTATTGAACCGAATCAAGAACCCCCATGTTGTGATGTAACAGAAAGCCATCCTTATGAACCAAATGATGAGGACGAAAAACTAATAATACCAGAAGAAGTGCCACCAAACGAATTTGTTATAATGCGACCAATGACATGTAGACCAATACCAGATATGGTTGATCTTTTAAAAGATAAAAATGGTGAAGTACCTTTTATCAGTGGAGATGCATATTTGGTAACACAAAACGGTGATACTTTACCTATACAGATTATGTGGTCAATGAACCCAAAGAATAGTGGATTTAGTTTAATTGAATTACATCATACAACAGGCTATGCTTGTCTTTTAGGGTCTGGTTATGGGATGAAAATGCATACACCAAAAGAAAATACAGCAAAGATAGAGATTTTACTTGACAATGGTATCTAAGTGTGGTATAAATATAATACAATGTGTTGATACAAATTGAAGATTGAACTGGACATGGGGGCAGTACCCATCGCCTCCACCATAAACACAGTACACAGTTAGTGTGCTTATAATGGGGGCGAAATAGGATCGACAGGCAAGGATAGATGCGAGGAATATTGTCGGATGACTCCGTAATTGGTCAAGACTACAAATGCAAACGATAATTTTGCAATCGAGGATTATGCACTAGCTGCTTAATCTCACGGAGTTCGGTAGGTACTTAGCAACAGAAACCTACCACCTTTTCCTCTGTAAAACGAGGATTCGCAGGCGATACTATTTGAATGTGCATCTGTAGCTATGGTGTACTGTATCGGCGACCGTGGGATGGACTACCAAGAAGAAGTAAGGTAGACTCGATATAAAAGGCCGTATTATTCCACAATGGCAGGGTGCGCTGGACGCCTGGGGGAACTAAAATAACCCTGCCTCCATTTTTTATTTGAGGGTGATATGAGAAAATTTATATATGATAATTGGAATGTTGTTATGAACTACGAAAGAAATCCACTAAGACATATTCCAGATACAAATACACGCCATATGATTATGCAAGTATTAGCATGGATGTGGTGTATTGCTTTCAGTTCATACTTTACTAGTATGTGGATTTTTGGTCTTACTACTATTGCACATATTATCATTTTGGCTGCAATCACAATAACAGTTGCAACCTTTGAAACTGCAAAACGTAAACCAAGTTTTTTTATTAAAAAGGGGTATCATACCCCAAGTCGTGCCAGATATATTTGGGTCAATGGTAAACGAATAAATGACCCATATGGTGGAGAACACGAATGATAAAATTTAAACAAAATTCCAAGACATTTTCTATGAAAATAGAGTCTATTGCAAAAGAGAAAAAGATTTCTCACATGGATGCTGTATTGGATTATTGTGAAAAAAATGAAGTTGAGCCTGATACAGTTGGGCGTTTAATTAGTAAAGGATTAAAAGAGAAGATTGAAGCAAATGCAAGAGATTTACACTTCTTACCAAAGCATGCAAAATTACCTATATGAAGAAACTAGAGGAATACGATTGGATATGTCCAGAACCGTTTACTAATTTGATGTTTTCGGCGCCTGGCGATATACGAGGTTGTTGTGCTACGACTGCTGTTAATAAAAAGGATATGCAAGATAAGTACAATCTTAAAACCTTTAATTCCTCTAAAGATACTTTTGATGACTACTATAATGCTCCACAAAACGTAAGATGGAGATCAGCACTAAAGAATAATGATGATAAAGAATTTATTAACGATATTTGTGGAGTGTGTAAGAAACAAGAAAAAGCTGGTTCTCGCTCTCACAGACAGTTTTACCTATCTAGGTTTAATGATCAAAATGAATTTGCCCATAAGAAAGAAGAATTAGAAAAAATAATTGAGACAGATTCTAAACCTACATTTTGGCATACTGCTATTGTGAATGGTGTAAGAGGAAATATATGTAACTTACGGTGTAACTTTTGTTCATCTGGTAATTCATCTCAATTTAATAAAGAGGCAATTGAACTAGGAGAAACTAAAAAGAGGGTTAAACGAGCAAAGATTAATCCACAGTTTGATAAAGATTTGAAACATATAATTGAAAATGCAGAAGAGATTAAGTTTACTGGTGGCGAACCACTCATAGGTGATAATATCTATGATATATTGTCTGTAGTTTCTGATAGAAAGATAGTTCGTGTCATCACAAATGGTACACAGAATGTAGATAGGTTTATAGAGGAGACAAAAAGGTTTCGTAGAGTTATAGTGAATGTTTCAGTTGATGGTGTAGGTGACTTTAATAATTATATTAGATACCTTTCGGATTGGGATGTAGTAAATGTTAACATAAAGAAACTACAAAAATCTCCACATATCCAGACATACATGGCCGCAACTATAAATGCACTAAATGCTGGAAAGGTTCATCAGTTGTGTGAAGAGTTTCATTATATCAATTTTAGTCCAGTGGTTAACAATGTATACAGAATTGAATCAATACCACCAGAGGTAAGGGATTGTTATCTGGATACACTATATGAAAATGGAAAGCACGATGAAGTAAAAAAAGTAATTAGATTTTTAGAACAGGCTGAGTGGGATCACAACGGTACAATCGCACTCATGAGCCACGTTAAATCTAGAGATAAAGCAAGAGGAACTTGTCTATTAGATTATGTACCAGAGTGGGAAAAATATTACAAAATATTAAATTAAGTGTTGACAATGGGTAATATTTATGTTAATATCAGTATATTAAAATGAAACAGGCATTAGAAGGAATTAAATTATGTCAGTACGAAGTGAAGGTTTTTTTGAAACTAAAGTAGAGGGTCTCCAAGCCCGCATTAAAAATTTGGAATTTAACAACGCTGAGTTAGTTGTTAAAAACAAAGAATTAGTGGAGAGAATTTCAGATCTCTCTGTTCGTAAACCACATCTATCAAAGAGGAAGCAATATGAAAAAAGGTGACCTAGTTACAGTGTTGACTAACGCTGGTGAATTTATTGGTCGATTGGATAAGAATGATGAAACTGGTGTTCACATTGATAATCCAAAAATGATTGTAAATACCAAAGAAGGTAAAATGGGATTTGCAAGGGGTGTCTGTATGACAGGCGAAGAGAATGCTAAAAGAGTTGTCTTTCGTGCTGGGGGTGTAGTATTACTTACACTATGTAATGCAGATATAAATAAAGCATATACAGAAGTAGTAAGTGGTATAGTGGTGTGAATATGGATAACGGTATTCCAATCTTTCCAATGGGTGTGATTAAGATTTATCAAAATCCTAATCCGCCTGTTTACAAAAGTGACTTTAAGTTCAATACACAAGGTGGTAATAATCCAAACACAACACAGTTTGGTGATGAACTTCCTAATATTGTAAATCGACCAGAGATGCAAGATTTGAAAGTTTGGTTTGAAGAATGTGTAAAAGATTACTTAGATAACGTAATGAATATTGCATATGATGAATTTTGGATACATGAAAGTTGGATTAACGAAGCAAATCCAGGCAGTTCACAGAATATGCATAACCACGGTAATTCTATAATCAGTGGTGTATATTACTTTGACAGTCATCCTAATCAACCACCATTAACCTTTGAGAAGGTTTCTTTCAATACCGACCCATTTATGTCTTTAAGAAAACATGTCAATAGAGCAAATCCAAACTTTACAAATCAACTTGCTTTCCCATGTACTAAGGGTTCATTGATTATGTTTAACTCATACTTGTATCATGGGTTTGGAAAGAATAACACAGATCATAAAAGAGTAAGTCTTGCATTTAATATACTTGCAAACTTATCTGATAGAGATCATTATAAACTAAAGTTTGAAAAAGAAGAAAGATTCTTTAATAACGAAACAGCAGAGTATGAGGTACAAGGTACTACGTCAGACTCTACTATTGCAAGAAAGATGTCTAAATGAAACATCTAATTTACGGTAATGGTGAATCAAGAAAGTTTTTACCTTTAAGTCCATACATAGTGACTTGGGGATGTAATGCCATTTATCGTGATTTTGTTGTTGACAATTTAGTGTCAGTAGACTATAATATGCAACAAGAAATATATGAAAGTGGTTATGTAAAGGACAATAAATGTCACTTTGCAGATTGGGATATATTACCACCAGAGTTCGGGCCTGAATCATTGATTATGGGTTGGGGTGATGGTAATGTACATCAAACAAAAGAAATGCCTGAACAAAGGGGGTGTGTCGTTCAAGGTAAAACAAAAGAATCTGTAAAAGAAACAGTAAAAGAAATTATGGCACTAAACCCACATATGGATGAGACAGATTTATATAATAAATTATCTTATAATGTGGGATTGTACATAACACATGTAGGGGAAGATAGAGTAGAAAATATAGAATATCCGAAAGGGTGGTCTACTGGAAATACTGCTATTCATCTTGCATGTCAACAAGGTGCTACAGAAATATACATGGTAGGGTTTGATGGAAGTGATTACAGCAAACCTATAAATAACATGTATAAGGGTACAAAGAATTATGTATCCGAAAGTGCTAAAGGTTTTAATCCAATTAATTGGAATAATCAGTATAACACGATAGTCAAGGAATTTCCTAACATCATGTTTTACAAGATTAGTGACAAGGATGAAACCCTAGGCGTAAATCAGAAAACAATGACATACGAAACATACGAAAAAGGAGTATAAAATGTCTTTAGAAGAATATAGAAAGTCCAAATCCTTGGACAAACTACTTGGTGCAATCAAAGAAGCTGATGAACCACAAGTTCAAAAAAAATCATATGTAGACGAAAGAATGTGGAAACCAGAGTTGGATAAAACTGGTAATGGTTACGCTGTTATTCGTTTCTTGCCTGCGGCACAAATTGAGAAATCATGGGTGAAGTTATATTCACATGCTTTCCAAGGGCCTACTGGACAGTGGTTTATTGAGAACTCTCTTACTACTCTGCCTGGCGGTAAAGACCCAGTGTCAGAACACAATACTGCATTGTGGAATAGTGGTGTAGAGTCCGATAAGGAACTTGCCCGTAAACAAAAGAGGAAGTTATCTTACTACTCAAATATCTATGTAGTAAGTGATCCTAAACATCCAGAGAACGAAGGTAAAGTTTTCTTGTTCAGATATGGTAAAAAGATTTGGGATAAGATTTCCGAAGCTGCAACACCAGCATTTGAAGATGAGAAACCTTTAAACGCTTTTGATTTGGATGAAGGTGCTGACTTTAAATTGAAGATTCGTAAGGTAGACGGTTACTGGAACTATGATAAATCAGAGTTCGCTGAACCATCTAAACTTGCAGAGGATGATAAGTTGGAAGAAATCTTTTCTAGTCAACATGACTTACAGAGTTTTCTTGCTCCTACTAACTTCAAGTCTTATGACGAACTTAAAACTCGTCTAGATATTGTTTTGTCTGGAATGGTAGTTACTAAAACAGCAGAAGCCATTATGGACGAACCAGTAGCACCAGTTGTTGATACTACACCAGTATCAGCGCCTGATACTACCAATGAAGAAGATGACGATACTATGTCATACTTTGAAAAATTGGCTGGTAATTAAAACTGAGCATCCACGCCAGGGGCATTGTTGTTAGTCATTAACGACTGCCCTTGGTAGGTTGTGGATTTATTTGATTTGTCGATAATATTTCTCTCATCCCTAATTACTGTAGTATTCGTTGTACCTCTTTGATTTGACAATTGTTCTGAACCAGTAATAAACTTTTTCTTTTCTGCCTCTGCAACTGGATCAATTGATCCTGCCTCAACAGAATTTGCATTATTAATTAAATCTAAGCCTGTTGCTGGATCTAATCCAGCAAACTTATAAACTGCATCTGGTATAGGGTTAAGGTTCACTGCACCACCACCAAACTTTTTACCAAATAAAGTCATAGATGGTAAATCAAAAGATAAGAAATCTGGGGGTGGTAGAATAGACTTTAGAAGATTACCTATCATATTACCAGCATCACCAACTATTTTACTCATACTAGGAACTTTAAAGTCAAATAAACCTTTTACAAAATCTATAGCTTTATTAACAATACCCATAATATACTTACCCAGACTAAATGGTGTTGTTTTACCTTGTTCATCTTTACCAAAACCAAATATATCTCTAAAGAAGTTTATTGCAAGATTATAAGGTAGTAGGATTATATCTATAAACTTAGTGGCAAAAGTATCGCCTGGTTTAAATGTAAACAAATCTTTGAAGAATCCTATGATATTCTTAAACTTATCACTAACAAAACTAGTAATTCCATTCCAACCAGCAGTTACCTTATCTTTTGCAAAACTAAACGCTGATGAAAAAACACCAGTGACACTCTTAAATACATTTTTTGCGCCGTCTTTTATACCATTCCAAGTTTTGGATATGAACCCAGTGATATTGCCGTATATGTCACTAAAAAATTTACTGATAGATCCACCTATAGATTCTGTTCCTTCAAATCCAAATATTTTACCGATTATATTGAAAACACCAGTAATTACATTGTCTAGAGTTTTTAGTAGAAACTTTCCAATCCCACCAAAAAGTTTTTTAATACCACCAAGAATATCGCCTTTTTGGAATAATTTAAATGCATCACCTATAGATGAAAATACCTCTTTAATATTAGCCCACTGTTTAAGGAATACATCCTCAACTATTGGGTATATCTCTTTTACAAAGAAATCTACTATTTTCATAATTACTGGAAAAATATCTTCTTTGAATACCTTAACAAGTTCCATAACTGCCGGTATCACTTTGTTTATTAAAAAGGTTTTTAGTTGGTCGAAGTATTTACTATTAACAAATGCAAAGATTGCTGGAAGTAAGAGTGCTAAAGCACCTTTCTTAATCATACCAATTAATCCACCAGCACCACTCTTTGCCACATCTACAACACCACCACCTAAACCCTTTAATCCATTTTTGATACCCTCTAAACTAGTTAGAGATTTGAGTGTTGCTGCCATAGATAATGCTCTAGATTTCGCTTCTTCTTTCATTCTACCAGCGATACCCATTTTATTCTTTTTTTCTAATCTTGCTTCTTGTCGTGCAATACCAGCTGCATCTCTTTGTAGTGCAAGATTCTCATCTGCATTACCACCAGCAGCTGTTATTGCATCTTTCATTTCTTGTAGTGCGACTTTTTGTTGATCAATATCATCTTTTTCTCTTTGTCTAGCAGTTAATTCTTCTGCTGATATCCCAAGAAGTTTTGCCTGATTATCTAGTTGTTTTATGTCATTTGCAGCTTGTTCTTTTGCAGCTTTAGATACACCTTTTTTGTTAGAAGATGCAAGTTCTCTAATCTCTGCGACTTGTTCTTTACTATATTTTTTCGCTTCTATGTCTGTTTGCTTTTGCGCTTTAACATTTTCTTTTAGAGTTTCGTTTTGCTTCTTTAGTTCTGCAATTATTTGTGGATCAAATTTATCAGACATTACTTAATTACCTTTTTTAACCATAGATAGATTGCATAACAAGTAAATAAATATACTGTTGCAATACTTATATCTAGAAGATGTTCTCTCATGTGATATATAAACTCTATACCAGCCTGAACATCACCCATACCTTCTGCTTCTCCATCAATTGTAATATTTTTAACGAAACCTTCCTCGTTAAAATCTACAGCAATTCTATCTGCTTCACCATCTTCATATGGATTATTAATAGTTTGGTTTATATCACTCATTTACTTTCCTATTTCTTTTTATCAGCGTATGCATTTGCACCAAAGTAAGCAGCAACTAATGCTGAGATTGCAACAAAATATGTGGGTGCGATATTAGCAATTAACTTTGCAGCTACTTCTTGTCCTAACAGTGATGTAATCAAAATGCCTGATGGGTAGAATAACATACCCATTAAAGCAAACCATGTCATATATCTCATTGCATCACGCCTCGAATCAGCATCCTCTAATTCTTTTCTTTTAAATTCTAGATACATTCTTTGTTCGTCTGCACTAACACTACCATCACCGTTACTATCTGCTGGGTGATATCCTGCTTTTTTAATTTCTTCTGGCATTTGTTTTCCTCTCGTTAGGTAATGATAAGATAGATTATGCCGCTAAGTAAAGCAATGTCAGCACATATACTCCAAACTATATATGCCCTAAACACCCATTTCCTTAATTGTTCTACTAGAGGGGTCTTCATCACTTCCCCCTACAATTCTAACTTCCATTTTATTTTCCTTTATATCTATTTATTCCTTTGATTCTCTCTTTCTATTCTTTCATTCTCTTTTTTAATCCATTCAGAGAGTAATGCCGTATATATTTCCCTTTCCCAAGGTAACATTTCTTCTAACTCTGTCAAACTATAACTATGATGTTGCATCATAGAAAAATTCATTTTGTAATAGTTTTCTAGCGTATCATGAGAAAGGATTACCCTAAAAAACTTTGCAGCCCCTCCAACAGCACCGTAGACTCAACTTTAGTTTTTGGATTTGTTACTTGTATCTCATGTCTAAGTCTAGGCATAGTTTCAAAGAAACCTACTACATTTTGAAATTGTTCAGTATTCATTTGATCTACAAACTCTTGTATCTCTTTTTCTGATGTATCAGCTCTATTGTAAATCTTATCACCATAGTGTATTTCTGCAATACAATGATTAATCATCTCAAACATCATAGATGCATCTTTCTGTGTTGAGTATTGTGCATAATCCTTTAATGTGGGATATCGCATTACGATTTTAATTGTATCTGTTATACTAATTTGATTTGTATGATCATCAAACATTTGAGTTTCAATTTCATCTAATTTTATCTCAATCGGAACTTTTGTTTCATTATCATCTGGGCAAGTTACAATTAGTTTTGCTGTCTCACCAACCGATTTTGCTCTAATTTTCATAAACAAATATTCTATATCAAATACTGGTGACGCTATTGCATCAACTTGTCCGTTTGTACATGATGATACTAATTCACTAATTGTATTTGCTATGTTTGCTATATCGTCACTCTCTTGTGCCATCATAAGAACCTTTTGTTCTTTGACTAAGAATGGACGATATTTTGTTGTTTCGCCTGTACTAGGAATTGTTATTTCATAGGTAGGGGTATCTAGTCTTGGTAGTGCCATAATTATTCATCCTTTATTAATTATCTTCTTGTAAATGCTACGTTTTTCAAATTCGTCCTTCTCACCGTGTCAACACCAATTGATTCAAGCATTTCTTCTATTGGTGCAGGCAATGAACTTTCAGAATTTAAAGACTTCCAATATCTATAAGAGAATGTTACACCTATAGTATGAAAGGAGTCATTTTGAGCGTAATCCAAACTTTGTTCTGCGATTTGTTTTGGAAACGCTTCAACTAATTCAATGCCATATGTTCTGGCGTTCAAATTGTTTAACTGGTATATAGTAACACTACCAACGTAGTCATCGTAGTATCCCATAGACCAAGTCTGTGGGTTATATGCGAGTCTCTGCCAACTCTCAAATAATTGTTTTTCTTTCATATCTGGGCCACATTGAAAAGTGCCTGTTATTTCTGGATAACTATAACCTTGGACAATTTCTCTTGTTGGGCCATATATGTTTGTATCTGCTTCAGTATCAAGAGTCCTGCCTGGAAAGGATATCTGTGAACATCTTAATCCAGTTGCTCTTGCTGTTCCGTCACTATTAACTTTTCCCATAAGAATAGAAAATACATTGTCTAATGCATTACCTCTTTGTGAACCTCTAGTTCCAGTTGGACAAGATAGAATAACTTCAAACTTATTAGGTTGTGCAACACCATCATTACGAAACCCAGCGGCTGCGCTTTCGATGTCATCACCTACTACACCTAATTGTCTTAGTATATCCTTTGCAATACTCATTATACCATCTTTCTTGAATCTGACCAAACAGCGTCTGCTGATGCTTTCTTGAATCTTTGCACCGGCAGTAAAGTTGCTACAGTTAATTCATCTGCATCAATTCTTCTGAATTGACTTCTTGTATATCCTGCTAAGTATTTATGTATAGTTGGTTTGACTAATCTAATACCTTTTACTTTATTATATGTGACATTTAGTACAGTCTTTTCGTTAAATAATGTATTACTACTAAAGTCTACAATTCTATCAAGTAATCTTATTCTAAGTGGTATTGGTAGATAGTGAAAGTTGATACCTAGAAATCCATCACTATATTGTTCTAACGGTAGAACTAAAGGGAATGTATCATAGTAGGGTAACTTCTTGGCATCTCTTGGTGAGTAGATAAACATGTTCAGTCTACCAAAGTGTGGTGTGGTTGACCTTTTACCATCTCTGATTAAGTCCAGAGATGTTGGTGTGCCAAACTCTTTTATTTTTTCTCTATACCATTCAGTAGACTTTGGACGACCTTTTGCCGCATCTTGAACTGCTTTAATATACTTAGAGACTGCCATCTAATTTCTTTCTATTTTCAAGGTGTTCTGCTTCAACATCAACTTTTGATTGCCCATGATATGCAACTGCATAATGTTTTTCAATCATAAAGTCGTTAAGGATACTACCATCTTCTAATCTGAACTTACCAAGTATTCTACCATACTTTCCAGACTTATCTTTTTCAGTAATAAGTGTTTGCATAGAACCAACAGGCATATAAGACTTAACTAATTCTTTTGCCATATTTCCATATCTTTTTTCTTCTAAATCTCTGGTTCTAGACTCTGGGGTATCAATCCCATATAGTCTAATTCGTTCCTTGTGCATCCACACACCGAACCCTAAATCAATGTCAACATCTACAGTGTCGCCATCTACTACTCTTAATATTTTACATTTATATTCATACATACTACTATTTATACCTTATTCCTAGATGATCCTCTGTTAGTATTTTAAATTCCCAATTTCTATCCAGACAATATTCATTTGCATATTTCCACTTTGCCTGATTGATGCCCCATGTTTTTACCTTATTATACCACGCCTTTGTCTTTCTGCTGGGTTTCTTTTCTGGTGGACTACATTGAACTTTTGGTTTAATTTCAATAATAAACTTCTTAATAGAACCATCGTGTTGTTTTGCTTTTATATAAAAATCTGGGAAATACCTATGCCTTCTTCCATCCCACGGAGATACATATGGAATTATATGTTCTTCACTTCCCCACTCTAGAATGTTATCACTATTATCGGCATACACCATGAACTTACGCTCCCAAAGTGAACGGTATATTACATTCATGGGATTGCCAATATACTTGTGAGTGTTCTTTAGTTGGTATTTTCCTTTGTAAGCCATTATAAATAGTTATAACCTTCCGTATTATTTAGGGGTAACTATGGCAATAGATTTTAGTAGATCAAGAGCAGTTTCAACTGTTAAAAAAACATTACGAAAAGTGTCTGGTAATTTGCCAGGCCTTGCTGGTATTCTATCTGGTAGAGGTGGAGACAATTCTGATTTCTCTGGACTAAACCGAAAAGCAAAATCACCAAATATGTATTCATTTCCAATAGATGTTACAGCAGCGCCTGGGCTTGGTAATCATGGACACTACATGATTTTTTATGTCAACCAACAATCAAATGCTAAATTGAAATTTGGAGAGGCAGAATCTGGTTCGGCTCAAATGGAGAGAGAAGAGAAGAATAGAAATATTCCAGCATATATTAAGGAAATGATATCAGATGGTTCTGGTAAAACTGATACAAAACAATCAAATGAATTACAGAAACAAGTACACTCTGATATGCCAGTTACTGCTGCTGGTGGGCCTCCAAACCGAAACACCAAACCAAAAGCTTCTGGTTCTACAGTATTTTTGAAGAGACCCCCAACAACAAGATTAGATACAGCAATTGCATTGTATATGCC